TAAAATCATCAGTTCCATTACCATCAGGTTTCATAAATTTAACAACAATAGTAGCAGTCGATGCGCTAGTGTTTGAAAGTATAAAAGATTTATGTTTTGGAATAGAAGTAACTGCAACCGGCGATGAGCCACTTATTCCTGAGATTGGATTAAAATTCATGTATTTTCCTTTCTATTATTTATGCCCACCAGTATTTAGGTGAGATTTAATTATAGCAATCTGTTCATCAGAAAGCAAGGGCAGAATTTGTTTCGCCTTCTGAATCGAATAACCGTAATACTGCTTTATTGCATCAATATCTGGGTTTTCTTCCTGTTTCGTCCATTTACTGAATCGACTTCTCCTTGAGAGTTTTTCGCGCAAATAATCATATTGCATCTTCTTGTCCAAATGTGGCATCAGATTCATTTGATTTGCGTAGAAAACTGTGTCTGGAAAATAAGATAGGCATCTATTTGTCACAAATGGTAGGTAATCCTTTTCGGCAAGAGGATCTTGTTTGATGAGATCCTTCTTGTTGTAGTTAATAGAACTTAGAAAATCACCCAAAGACGGCATTATTTGAACTCACATCTCATCATTAGTTCGGTCATACATGCTACGAGATTGATTTCCTGATCCGCAGCGAAGGAAGACTTGTATTGGTACTCAGCAAGCACCAGAACCGCTTCAGGGATGCTAGGAGGACTCAGGAAGTCATACAGACTGTCGTACACCTTACGGAAGATCTCTGTCTGGGAATTGTCTAGATTCATTACCACCCACTTACGAACCGCTCCAAAGTCCTTGGAACGCATCGCAGTGATAAGAGTCTTCATATCCAGTTCCACGAAATTGGACAGGATGCCCTCATCAATTACACCAGAGACAGAATACCTCTGAAGTTCGTTAATAATCCTACGGAAGTCGGGAAAATGCTTCGCAATTAGCTGTGCCAAAACGGCAGAATCACTAACCTTGATCTTCTCCTTCTCCAGAATCATATTGATTCTTCCGAGCATCTTTAGGGCAAGTGCAGGTTTTTCCTTCTGTGGAATCTTAAACTCAATGCAAGTACACCGAGAATGAATTGGTTCGATAATTCTGCTCTTGTAATTACAAGTAAGAATAAATCGGCAATTATTGGAGAACTCTTCAATCGCACCTCGTAGAGCGGGTTGAATGCTCTGTGCGTTTGAATAGTCAAACTCATCCAAAATAACTGTCTTCTTGGATTCCGAAAGGGATACGGTACTGGCAAACTGGCGAATGTCAGTTCGCAGAGTATCAATATTTCCATTTTCGGAACAATTGATAATCATTGAATCAACACCGATATCCTTGCAAAGTGCTTTAGCAACGGTAGTCTTACCGATACCGGCAGTACCCGATAGAAGAAGGTTTTGTGGTTCCCCACGCTTCACCATGTCGAGGAAAGTCTTCTTCAACTCCCCCGGAAGAATACAATCTTCAATTGTCTGTGGGCGATACTTCTCCACCCACAGAAACTCATTCTCTTTGTTTTGCATATATCACTCAGTATACGTCGAACCAGTTTCCATTGCAAACCAATACTTAAGATCTGTATTGACATTTACAAATTCGGCAACAGTATTCTTTGCAAAATTAATGTCGTAATCACCAGCAAGCAACTTGATGTTCTGAATTTGGAAATTGAACTTGAAGTCTGCATCACCATCATAATCACCAACACCAACTTCATAACTATTGGCGGTTGGATCCTTTAGATCAGTAACTCGTGCAACAATAGAACCTTCCTTATTCACAAAAGAAAGATCCGGAAGTTGCATAACTGCGGACGCCTTCTGAATTTGTGTAAAGTCAGAACCGGAAAGAGTGGCACTAACCACAGTCTGTGGCATATTTACATTCTTGGTGGGGGTAGTAAGTAGCTTTGGTTCAGAGTAAAAATACTTTACCTTCTGTGAACCTCCACCGGAGATAAGAACATACTTCTCCATAAATTCAAAATTTGGATTGGTAAAAAGACTAATCACTCCAAGGAACTTATTAAGATCCCAGATACCAAATTCAGTATCGAATGTCTCTGTAACCTTTGCCTCTGCCATTCCATTCTTTGAAGGGGTAATTGTCTTGATAACATTACCGGGCTTCACAAGAATATTTGAATTCAAGCTTGCGAAGTTCTTGAGAATGGAAAGAGTTTCCTTTGAAAAATTAATCTTTGTTATTGTAGTTGTCATATTATTCCTCGAAATCGTCATCGAAGTCGTCATCATACTCTCCCGAATTTATGTTGTCAACGTATTCTTGTAAATCCTTTTTTACATTTCGCTTACGGGAAGTATTTTCCTTATCAATAGATCCACGGTCTTTGCGACGAAGTGGTCTTTCATCCCTGTCTCGGTCATAATCTCGTTTCACATTAAAACTCCTCTATTACTGAAATAAGGTTCTTTAGTTTATTATTGATCATATAGGGCAGAACCTTGGACCTATCTGATACAACTGTAGGCTTTTCATATTCTTCCATAATTCTGTTCTCAATATTTTGGGGGATACAAGTAAAATCAATAAGAGTGCTATTTCTGTTCCAATTTCTAGAAATAACATGATCCTCAAACCGAGGAGCAGTGTTCATCATCTGCTCTATACGCTTTGCAGTTAGACGATTCTGCCTCTTTTGATCCTCAACGAAAACATCATCATCAGAAAGAATATTGGGAATACCATCTGAAGAATCACCACGAAGAATGTGTTCTAGAAGAAAGAACTTTGGATTTCGACATTCTAAAAACTCCTTTTTCATGGTGCTATATTGTTTGACATTGGGGTAGACTTGAAGTTGTTGAAAGTCCTTATCGTTGGAGACAATGACAATCTTCTCCCTGTGTGAATTATTCTTAACAAGAACTGCAATAATATCATCTGCTTCGCAGTTTTCTACACGCATATTCTTGTATGGAAAATTATCACGAACTTCATCGCGCACAATGTTTAGAATACGATAAATTTCATCCCAATCATATTCGGATTCGGAATGACTCTTTGATCTGTTTGCCTTATACTGTGGGAAATATTGCTTACGCCAAGAGTTAGAAGAATCCTGACAAATAACAAGTTCCCCATATTCTTCGTTGAACAACCTACGAATCATTCTATATGAATTCAATACCTGATGACGAATGAGATCTTCGGTTACATTTGGATCATTCTTAAGACCAACAAAAATACTGGCAAGAATGATCTGATTATTATCTAGCAAAATCATGTTTATAGTATATCACAAATAAATTAAATAGTCAAGTAGCAACCCAATGAAGACCGCCATTATCACAAACTCTCGTATAAAGAAGACCTACGTCTGGATTAAACCAACGGTCACCTTCAAAGGATATTTGTGGTTCTTGGGTTTGACAAAAAAATGTAGGAGATTGAGTTAATTTTTCCCATCCACCATCAGTATAAAATGGTGATGATGTAACATTTCTAGTAGCAACATAATTAACTCCATTAAATACTACAACATCTCCTTTTTTATATTGAATAATTCTGCCTTCGGCATCATATTTTCTATATTGTTTACTGAATTTTAATTTATCGGTTTGATTCATTTTTGACTACTCAGGAATAAACAATGTTCGTTAATTCTTGATTTTGGTTTCGACTCTTTAGTATTTATAGAAGAAAACAGAGTTTCGGCATATTTAAAGTTTACAGAATTTAAATTGTTAATTTTAATAAACTTATCAAATCCACGAATCTTCTTGATACTTGATTTTTCTTCATCTACACCCAAAAGAGTAGTTCCCTTGAAAGAAAAGGTTTCATTTGCCTTTGCTTTATATACTGTAATTGATTTAGTCTTAATATTCAATACGACGACAGAAGAACAACCAACAATCTGCTCCGGTTTCATGGAATTAATACCATTAAAGGATGGCAGATATTTGACCTTGGATGCAATTTGTTGTGGAGTCTTAGACTTTTTCTTTCTTGGCTTACGATTTTGTCGCTTCTCTTGAATCTTTGAATTATAATAATTCAAAAGTTCTTCTTGTGTTTCAATGTAAGAAACCAATTGTGATTTAGTAAAGTACGAATACCCCTCTACCAATTGATCATCCTTCTTATCTCTCGCAAGGTACAACTCATTTAACTTGTCTTCTATAAAATGAATAACCTCTGTATAAAAAGCAGGAGTAATTTCAAACTTATCACAAGTTTTCTTTACATTGATGTCTTTCTTTTTCTTTTTCTGAATTAGGGTAGAACATTCATCAATGAAAATATTAATATCTACAAGATGCTTGCACAATGTATCTGCAAACCTCTTTGTTCGTTCTTCTATTGACTTATTCTTACTCTTTAGATAATCGGCATATTTGTTTTCTAACTTAAGTAGAAAATCATCAAATACCTTCTTTTCAGTTTCGGGAATTGAAATGCCACGATATAGCATTCTTGCCCAGATACCGAATGGAGTGTAGTCTTTTGTTTTACCGTGAGAATAGATCATAGGATCTCTCTTGAGATTGGTAACATAATCTGTTACCCATTTCTTATGATCCTTGGATGTACTAATACCACGATAAGTATTGTATGCGTTATAAACCTCTGCCTCATACTCCTTAGCATCAATCGATGGAGTGGGGGTTGGTTCTTCAAATGTTTTTTTCTTTGCCATTACTCTTTATAGAATACAAAAACTGGTTCGTATTTCAAGTATGTATTATTAACTTTGCAATAATTTTTACACTTTGGTTTGCCGTCTGAGTCTAATCTATTTTGTCCCGGCATTCCTTCCATTGCCATCTTCATTGTTTCGACATACTTCATTCCCAAACTTTCCAGAATATCTCTAGAATCTTTTTCTAGTGGTAAATATTTGCCACCTATTTGAATATCTGCAATATTCCAAAGAAGATAACGATCCTTCTTCAACCATTTTACACAGGTTTCGAGTGTCGGTCGCAAAAAACCATCTCGCCACGACTCATAATTAGAAAACTTCTTATATGATTGAGTATCGTCATTAGAGTATGCTTCTCTATTAAAATATGGAGGGGAAGTGAATACAAGATCCACTTCTTTTGAAATATACTTTCCTATCTCCTCAGAACCATACTGATATAACTCATAGGTATGAGTGTCACTAAAGAAAGAATTACCTCTATATGTTTTAGTATTATAGAACTCTGCTAGGTTGTGGTATTTTGATGATCTTTCTGAGAACCAGTTTTCGCTATTTGGATCAGTTCCGATGTAGTGTACAGGAATACGATCAGAGATAGACATACAACCGAGAAGACGGCCACCCCAACCGCTAGAAGGGTCGTAAATGTTAAGTACAGTATTTCCTGTAATGTGTGAAGTATATTTTTCATAAAGAAACTTTGCAGTAAGAGGTGGGAAGTTTACCGCAGGTTGAATATAACCAATCCTAAACGAAGGAAAGCACTTTGGAAATATTCGTTGTCCCGTTTCATATACTCTGATATGGAAAACATCATCACTCTCGATGTTATGTATGTCAAAGGTTGAATAATGACGATAAGAAAGTTTGGATTTCCACTTAAGAAATAGATCTTTGTCTAGAGACAATATTCTTGATTGTTCCAATTGAAAGTAACCAGTATTGAGTCCATTCTTCTTCTTGTTCTTCTCCAGAATAAAATCATACCCCTGGAAAATTTCAGGACTACTGAAGAATGCTTCCATCCATTCATCGCCAGTAGATACATCTATGATTGAATACTTTGGATCATTCTTAATCGAAGACAGAGCAAAGTTGTAGAAAGAATCTCTACGAATATGTCTTTTTGCCCCCTTGATCATTCTTGGAAGATACTTATCATCCGCAAATAGATCATAGATTGAGTAACCAGTATCATTTTCGCTGTAATTAATTCTGGTCTTGTACATATTTGAAAAGAACTGATCTGCTTCAGAACCAATTCTGGATTTATTGATAATTACATCCTTTGTTCCGGTTATCTCGTCAACAAATTCAAATTGATGAATTGGATAACTAACAAGTTTATTAAACTCATCAATTATTTCTTGTTCGTTTTTACCAGTACGCGGAGGACACCCGTGGGTATCCCATACATCAAGAATAGTTTTACGCATCTTCTTGACCCAATCTTCAAATTCGGGTTCAGTCATAGAAACAATGTCTTCATAAAAGACATTGATATCGCTATTCAGGACATATTCATTTCGTTCGTAAAAAGGTTTCATGCGCCTACATTCCAAAACAGAGCACCCGGGTTTGCGTATTGCTTCATGAAGGCCCATGCTTTGGCGTCATATGTGGGGGCGGAAGGAAAGGGAGGAGCATCAGCCGCTGCGACGGCATCAAAGAAAGGAATGGCACACTTGAACATTTTTGCTCTCCCTAACTCCTTCGCCCCCATTTTATGACCAACAGACACACAATTAAATTCAGCATTAGGCCATGCAGCCTGTAATCCTCTAGTTAGAGTTCCGCTTGATCCTACCGTCCAGACTTCTTTCGGTTGAACAGGAAGTTGTCTAGCCAGATCCCGTATGGAGTCCAATACCTCTGGACAATCAAACCCAATAGGAAACAATTTACGAGTAAAAGGATCTGAGTTAACATAATCACGCGCTCTTTTCTGAGTTACAGATAGCATACCGTTCTCTACCCAGTTCATTGTAGCACCGTATGATATTGCTTTCAACTGGTAAGGATGAAGATTCTCCATCTTTCTTTTTGCCATAAACAATATGCATTTCTTATTGAAATGCTGACATACTCTCGCCAATGATATTTGAGCATATCCGGTTGCAGGAGATGAACCATAGACTAATTCATCTCCAACAAAATCTTTTACTAATGATTGAACGAATCTAGTTTTAGAACCACCGTCAATAAGATCATCCCGCACCACTAAAAACCCATCGTGCTCCATAATTACTGGGGGTGGATTTAATTCGTCAGTCATAGCATTCTACTAAAATTGTTTTTCTTTTCAAATGAAATTGTATTTTGAAACTTATCAACAAGTTGATCCGACTTGTGACTAATTACATAGATATTCGACTTATCGCTTACTGAATTTAAAAGTTTCATCAATTCTTCCATGCCCAAACTGTCTAGAGAGGAATCAAATACTTCATCAAGGATCAAAAGATTACAATTAACACTATTCTTTGCTCTGGCAATTTCTCTCCAAGCAAGTAAAAGTGCCAAATCAATTCTCATCTTTTCACCTTCGCTGAAATTCATATAACTCATTTCATCCCGATGGCGACTCTTAATAGTTTCATTAAAATCTTCATCTAAAATAAATTGCACGAAGAAATCCATAGAAGTTAAAAACTTGTTAATATACTTATTCATGAAAGGAAGATAATACTTAATAATCTTCGCCTTCACTCCAGAGTCTTTTAGAAGATCGGAGGCATATTGGTAATAATGCTCTTCGTCTTTCATCTCTATCTTCTTGGTTTCCAATTCAACCAAAGAAACTTTCATTGATTCTAGTTTTCCCTTTTCTAATGTGATTTCTTCTGTTGAAATATTTGCTTTCTTTAAATCATCAGTAAGGGTCTTTAGAAATTTCTTTGCATTATCAATTGATGTTTTCTTTTGAAGAAGTTGAATATTTTTACTCTGAACAAATGAAGACGAGATATTAATTTCTTCAATCCGAGAATCATACTCAAGAATAGTTTTTTCTAGTTCAGAAATTGCTTTTTCATATTCATTCTTCTTTGTACCTCTCTTCTTAAGTTCTTTTTCTTTCACTTCAGAAGTAATAGATTGACAGCAAGAAGGACATGTTTCATTCTCTGTAAAGAAATTTATATCTTTGGTCAATGAGGATAAATTAACACCAATTTTAGTCTTTAATGTTTTAATCTCATTCAATTTAGACAATACAGCATCTCTATCCTTCATAGAAGACATAGTATCCGTTATAGAATTTTCTAAATCATCAATCTCATTTAGAAGTTGCTGTATTTCAGACTCTATTGTTTGAATCTTTTCATTAGTATGTTCTATATCTTTGTTGCTTTTGTTCTGTAGACTACTAATAAGATCTGATTTTGAATTAATTTTTTCTTTTTGAATTTCTATAGAATTATTTGCTTCTCTAAGATTTTCCTTAAGAGCAGATATCTTTCCCTTCAAAATCATATTCATGGAACTAAAAACATTGATATCAAGAATATTTTCAATAACTGCTCGGCGATCAGATGCATTTAGTTGCATGAAAGGAACAAACGATGAACTACCAAGAATCACAACTTGTGTGAATGTCTTGTAATTCATCTTAAGAATTTGTTCCTCTAAAACTGCCTGGTAGTCTACACTCTTGGCATCTTGATTTAAAAGTTCACCATTTCTATGAATCTCAAATACCTTTGGATTCAATCCTCTTCGAATAAGATAATGTTCATTGCCCTTTGTAAATTCAATCTCAACTAAGCAATTTTTAGAATTAATAGAATTTGCAAGTTGCGGAATATTGATCTTACGAAAAGGTTTTCCGAAAAGAGCAAAGGTAATAGAGTCCAAAAAAGCAAAGGACTTACCACTCCCATTGCTTCCGCAAATGAGAGTGGTATTATTTTTGTCCAATGTTAATTCGGTAAATGTATTACCAAACGATCCAAAATTTTTAAACTTTACTTTCTGAAACTTGATCATCACCAATAATCTTATCTGGTACTACCATTGATCTAAACTGTACAGGTTCTTTTGGTTCTGCAAGTTCTTTTGGATTTTGTTCTCTAAGAACATGAGTATTTCCATCAACATCAACTACTTTCTTGCCAGGTGTTGGTGGTTTCTTTGCACCACAACCACAACCCTTCTTTGGTGGATCCTTTGATGCAGGTGGCATATATGCGCCAATATGATTTGCAGCTCCTGTTACTATATTCTGAATTCCATCAGGAATTCCTCTTGAATGTACTAGAGTTCCTTCTGAACGAAGTCTATTTGCATATCCAACACCATAATACCAAACAATCTCGGTTCCCTTTGGAATATCAGTCAGTGCATAATATGTAAATGTTTTCATATAACTGTCTTGTACAATATATGAATTTGGTGTTTCAGAATGGTTATATTGACTGCCATTTCCCATCATTATTGCCATAGTATTTCCATTAGTACGACATACATCACAACCACATGTCCAGGTCATGGCATACCGCTGAAGAACCCAATCTTTATTATTCTTAAAGGTAGAATCCAAAAGAAGTGCCTGACATTCTTCGATTATTTCTCCGGCCTTAATGTCTTCTTTTGCAAATACACCATATCCGTGTAACTTAGACTTACCAACATAGGTTCGTTGAATAAATCGTTCCTTTCTTGCAAATTCATTGTTATTATAATCATACATTCCCATGTAATGACTATGTGATGTGCGTACAGGAACTCCCTCTGCTGTTTTCACAGGAGGAATATCGGATTCAGATGGTTTAAAATTTTCAGCAGAAAATACAGGTTCTTTCTTCTCTTCCGGAAGAGGTATTGTTTGATTTGGTGTCATATTGTTAAACTCTCCATATATAAATCTTTAATAATCACTTTCAATTTTGTTTTATCTTGAATATGTTCAAGTAAATCTATCTCTTTATTTATAATAGACATTGTATCTTCTGTAATGTCTATGTCAATAGAATTTTGCTTTTCGCTATATTCTTCTACAATGGTTAACTGCTGTGGATTTAAAGAATATAAAGCATCGATATATTTGTCAAATGCAAAAGGTTTTGTTTTATTTGTGACAATTACCTTTATAAACCCACCTTTATATTGATTTAAATTTTCCATTAAAATAGTATCGATTCCCGCTTCGGTAGAATCGTCATATTTAATCAAATGAAATATTTTATTTGGATTTTTAATAAATTCAAGGTTTCTAGTTTCTGTATCTAGAACATGAAATCCCTTCGGACTATTCATGTCTCCAAAATTTAATTCATACTGTGTTCCAAGATAATGAATATTTCCATTATTTTGTTTTAGATGAAAATGTCCAGATAGAACAAGTTCAAATCTATCAAATATTCTTTTATTTAAGCCCAGTGGATGTATCACCCCATTCATTACTTGAAATCCACTAATTTCAAAATGTCCTCCAATAATTGGACATTTACACTTACTAATAAATTGTAAGCATTCCGCCTCATTATCACGAGTCACCCAAGGAATAATACCAATACATAGACCATCAAAATCTATTGCAGTTGGAGACTCAATAATTTTAATAACATCAGATTCATTAAAGAATAGTTCATTAATTGAATTTAAACTGTTAGTATTCTTATAGTAAGTATCATGGTTTCCAATGGTAATATATGCTTTGATATTATTATCAATCAAAGGTTTAAAGAAACGCTTTCTAACCTGAGAAAGAGTGTTAAAGTTAACAAACTTTCTACGATCCAACAAATCACCTAAATGAATCACATTTGTAATATTGTGTTGCTTTAAGTAGGGAAAAAATGTCTTTTCAAAAAAATCTAAAGACTGCTCCAGAAAAAATGGAGAGTCGTTTCTAAAACCAAAGTTCGTGTCATTTATAAATGCAATTTTCATTCAAATAACCTATTGCTCTTACTTTTACTTTTCTTTTTGCGCTTCTTTCTCTTTTTGGGTTCCATATTATTAATATCTTGTTCCGTTAAAGAGAATGTTTTTTGTATAAATTCAGAATAGGTAGAAGATCCTTGATTCTCCTTCAACCAGTCTACAAATTTACCATCCATATCATTCATTTGCAAGGACTTATATTTTATAAATGATTGTTTCTTTTCTTTTTCTATTCTACGAAGAAACGCATAATAAATTATTTGAGTGAAATAGGAAAAGGGATTCTTTGATTTCTTCGGATCAAAATTATGTGCATATAAAAGACAGTTTTCTATACCATCTCCCACCATGTCTTCTCTGAATGGATAATTAATAAAATTTGGTCTATAGGAAAGATGTTCTGCAATTTGGAGAAAACACTGAGCAATATAATCAGTTACTGGTGGCCGCTTTTCGTCTGCCTCTTCGGCATCTCTAACCAATTTCTTCCATTCTGACATTTCTTTACAAAATTTGACATTATCGACATAATGTCTTAAATTAGGTTGTTCTAATACTTCCTCTATATCTTCTTCTTGTTTTGGTTTCTTTTTCTTTCCCATAGTGACACTAG